ACTTTCTAATAAAGAACCGTATAACAGTGCATTAACTGCATTTGTTGCAAGCCATGTTGTACCACTATCTGCACCTGCTGTTATAGATGCAGGTCTATAAAAATAGTGTAACTCTACACTATAATCACTATCTGGCGTAGGACCAACAATAAAAGATGTATCATCAAACAAGCCATAGTGTTTTGGTGTTCCAGTGCTGCTAGCATTAGGGTATGCTTCTCTAATAAAGTTTACATCTTTGTAATAAAGAAATTCTTGATTGCTACCGTTTATTACTGCCAGTGAAAAATTATCTAAAAAATCTGTGGGTGTAGCTAAATATTTATTACCTGTTGCTAATTGACCTGTTACGTTTTTTCTAAATACAGGTAGTCTTACAGTTTTTAATATTCTTTCTTCTGCTTGTTCTATTATTTTAGGTAAATCATTTACAAAAGTAGTTTCTGTATTCTGTAAATAATTCTGTATCAAACTTTTTAATTCCGAATATGTCATGTTATTGTTATTGTTACTTTGCCTATAGAACCTTGCATTACAATACCAGTGCTATTGACAGGATTAAAACCATAATATGTCGTTGAATCTTTTTCTCCTGAATCAACTCTAGGATTAAATAGTGCTTGTGGGTCTGATGTATTTAGTAAACCAACTTTAAACTGTGGATGGTCTGGGTCAAAACATACATGACAAACTCTTAATCCATTGCGTACGCTATCTTGCACTTCGTACTTTAGTTCTGATAACTTATAAGTAAAACCGCATCTATCACAAATGCCTAATGCTTTTGAACCTTTTGCATAAGCCATTAGTAAACATTGCCTCCAGGCACAAATTTTACTGCTGCTCTTTCTCTATCTGCATCGCTAACTTCGTTCCAGAGTTCATCGTATCTTTGTTTTATCATGGGAACTTTAGGTGTAGATTCTGGATGTTTACAAGCTATGTTGTATGCTAAAGCATAAGTTAAGCAAGGTAAGTATCTTGCAGGCACATCTGCATTATTAGAAGCTGGTTGTCCAGCATCTTCTATTTTAGAAATAAAATCATACACTAGTGTATATGTTTGTGCATCATCTGGTGTTGACCACAATACTATGTTTATAGAGCTAGTACCTTTATCTACGAAAAACTGCGTAGGCTTTGACTGATTTAATTTTTTAGCCTGGTGATTATACTGTGTGCGAGATATTCTAGTAAGCTGTTGGTCAAATTGTTTTACTGTATCAGAAGCATCTGTTCTAATAAAAGCATCTACTATTTCTATGGCTGCACTGTTTGCAGCATAAGTATTAGTGCCTGCTGTTAAAGCTTGGGTAGTTTGTTCTATCTTCCATAGATTTAAACCTTTATTCTGCCACTCTAAAAATATTAAATTTAAGGCTCGCCTGGCAGTATTGTAATCATAACCAGAACGCATGACCAATCCACAAAGGTCATACGCTTCTTCCATAATATCTGATAAATCTAAATTAAATGTTGTTGTTCCGCTAGTAGCCATTTATTTTTTTCTCATTCTCCTTATGGCTTCTTTGCCTTTTTTTGCGATTCTTGCTTGTTCGTTTTTACCTGCGACTTTTGCTCTTTGTTCCAAAACTGTAAGGATTTGAATTTTTCGTGCAAATGGTTTGTTAATTTTTTTAACTTTAGCCACAGTTTTTCTAGCATCTGCTGGAGTTTTAAATGCAATGCTAACAGTATCTTTGGGGTTTTCATCTGTATATAGCCTCCTACCGCTACCTTTGGGTTTTTTTCCTGTTCCTACTTTTGGGTCTCTTTTTCTTTTCATATTTCTTTTTACTTGCTGGTGCACTTCTAGTAAGCACTCTTAGGTTAGCTCTTGAAATCATTAGCGAAACCTTTTTGAAATTTTCCTAGCTTTTTTAGTTTGTTTAGAAAACTGTTTACCTTTTTTAGTATCTGCTCTTTTCTTTCTAGTTGTAGCAGCATACTCTGCTGAGGACATAGCTTTGATTGCTTTTTCAGGTAAATATCTTTCTCCTGTTTTTAAACTAGGTTTACCTGATTTAGTTCTCCAGTTTTGTTTTGTCCAGTTTTTTAAACTTCTTTGTGATTTTTTTAAGGGCATATTAATTTCCAAATATTGCTATGTAAGCATCTGTTTTTTTAGGCTCCTCTATAAATCTTCTTTCTAAATGATAAGTAGTTTTTATTGTGTTTAACATTTTCCAAAAAGACTGTCTGCCAGGGTCTACTATAAAAACACTTTTGTTATTATCTAATATTCTGTAAATAACATCGTGCCATAAATCTATGTGCTTATTCCAAAAACACATATCACAGGCTACATAAAAATCATAATCTAAAGGCAAATCATCTTTGAATATGTCGTGTTGTTGAAACTTAGGTTTTGTTTCTGTAATTTTACACAGCAAATCAAAATATGGTTTTACCGATATATCGTTATCAAAGCCAGTTACTTTGGCACCTTGTTTAGCAAAGTAACAACTTAAAGGACCCCAACCACATCCTAAGTCTGCGATTTTATATTTACTGAAATCTACATCTTTGAAAGCATCCATGAATACTATGCTTGAGTTCCATACTTTGTTACCGTGCATTGTATGTACGTTGTTCTTACGTTTAAGTTTACGTACTTCAGGATGTTGAGATGTTGGTATCTCAATGTTATGTATCTTAAGACTTGTAGCCACCGCCAGCCTTCTTGTAAGCTTTAGCTAACATTTGTGCTTTACGAGCAGACCACTGCCCTGGTCTACCACCTTTACCACCTGCTTTTATTCTATTGAATAATCTTTTACGCATGGTTGGTTTTGTATAGTTACCTGCTTTATTAACTGTTGATTTACTTCTACGTTTTGCTTTTACCATTTTACTTTGTTTGCCCAGAAAGCTGCTGACATTTTACCTTTTTTAATATTCTTACGATGTCTAGCTTTAAAAGACTTTCTTTTCATTTTAGTTGCACGAGATTCACCAGGCTTAGGTTTACCCGCAGTTTTTGCACCTTGTTGTCCAAATCTAATTGTTTTAATTTTGTCACCTTCTTTAGCAACAACAATATGTGATTTAGTTGGGTGATTAGGAGTACGCTTAGGTTTGTTATAACCACTTACTCCTGCTCGTTGTAAACGAGAGTCTTTTTTAGCACGTGACATGATTACTGTTTAGATTTGCCAGCCTTAGTTAGAGCAATAGCAACAGCTTGTTTTTGAGGTTTACCCTCTCTAACAAGCTTGCTAATGTTTTTACTTATGGTTTTTCTTGACCTACCTTTTGACAAAGGCATTACTTAGTCTTGCCACCACCGTATAGTCTTGTAACCATGTTTTGGAAGTTTTCAATACCTTTACCCATTTCAGTATCTTTACCTCTACCCATTTTCTTAGTTTTCATACCATTACGCATCATCATAGGTTTTTTAACTTTCGTTTTTTGACCTATCTTTTTTTTAACGACTTTCTTTTTAACGCCAGTTTTATTGCCGCCTTTCATTTTCATAATTTTATTTTTTTTGCTGTTGTCCACAATTTGCTCCTTAAATTTACTAAAGATTCATAATCTTTAGGTTTATAGTTTTTATAATAGCCTTTACCTTTTATGCTATCTGATGCTTTTACCAGTACATCTAATCGTTGTAAGAATAACTGGTAGTAATCATCTTCTAGCAAGGGTTCATAATCATCCTGATTTACTGCGTGTTCTATTTCTGTATCTGGGTGTGCACCCATCAACCAAAGATTATCTTTGCAAATATATTCATTTAGTAAATTAACTCTATCTGAAACTTCTTCTGCTGATATTTCATCATAGTCTAAACCACAATAAATTATTACATCGTAAGTATCGTCAAAGTTTTGGATTTCATTTAATAAGTCTTTCCAATCACCACCTTTGCCAATCATTACATGAACTTTATTTTTGTTCCATGAATATTTAGCAAAAGGGCAAGCAGGAAGATTATTAAAGTCTGGATTGGGTTTCTCTAATACCTTGTTACTCCAGTCTCGGATTTCTTGGTATACAGAATCCTTATCCATACTATGAACTCTTTTTAGGTCTGCCTCTTTTTTTTGTTACCTTTTTCTTGGTAGTTTTTTTCTTTGGTGCTTTACCACCGACATAAGCTTCATTTACATCTGGGGTAGATGGGTCATCAGCTACATAATGTCCTTTTTTGTTTCTAGCTCTTACACCAGATAGCTCATCCAACTTACGTTGAGCATCAACTAAATCTGGGTCTGGTCCGAAGATAGGTGTGTATATATCATCTTCTCCCTTTTCTAAAACTAAATACTGTGGTGGAAAGTTACCGTTTGTTGCAATTATATATGCCATAAAGTTCTCCTTAATCAGAATATACTTTTATCATTTCTAAAACTATAGAATAAGTATCGCCTGAAGAATGTCCTTTAGTAGTAAAAAGAATATCTCCGTTTTTACCACTACCTGCATTATTAGGTATACCGCCAAAGTCTTCAAACTCCATGTGTCCGTTACTACTTTCTGCTAACTCCATGATTAATACATTGGTTGAAGCATTAAAAAATAGTTGTACCGACATACCGACTATAGCGTGACTAACTCTAACTAATCTAACCTCTGAACAAGCAGTGCCTGCAGAGTTAGCAGCTAAAGCAGAAACATCCACTTTAGCTACTGCTGATTCTCCAGTGCCATCACTGACGTTAGTAAACTTCATAACACAGTTTCTTTCGCCATCTATAATAGTTTGCGTAGTTACTGTATCTGCCATAACTTACTCCTATTAAGAGTCTGAGAATGCAGGTGCATCTGCACCTTCTTGGTTTCCCCAGATATACCAGTTGGTGCTATCTTTCGCTAAGATATTAATTTCAAACAAGCCGAAGTCTGTTATCGTTAATATAAAGTTAGAATCACCATCTGCGTAAACCGATGTATTATCAGCATTTGAATCTAAGTGTACGATACCACCAATAAAGAAATTAGTAGTAGAACCTGTGGTAATAATTAGATTCTCTGTCTCTTCTGCGGCTCCACCATAGATTAACTTAAAGTAAACACCTGCTGAAGGTGATGGCAAAGTTAATGTTAAGTTCGCTGACAACGCAGGAACGACAGAAACTCTACCGCCATGTGTGGTAGCTGTTAAAGAAATAGCTGTGGTATCAGCTAATGCAACAGGCGTTACTTGCATTCCGTTAGTATCTAACGTGAACTCAGTAGTGATTGCACCTGTTGATGAATTTTTTGAAATGACCGTAAAACCATTTTCTGATCTGACCGGTCCGTTAAAAGTTGTGTTAGCCATTATTCCCTCCTCGGAAATATAAATCTATCATCTTGGCAAAGTCTGCTAGGTCAGTTGATAGATACGTTTACCCTAGATGCACAAAAAGGGGAGCGATGCTCCCCTATCTGTTTTAGCTTGAACCGGGTGATCCGAAGATACCTAGTGGGTCTGAGACTCCGAAAGAATATCTCTCTCGAGCCTTGTACCTCACGTTCCCAGTTGAAAAGTCTCCATCCATGTTTGTTGTCATAGCACTTCTGACAAAATGCTTCATGCCGTCAGGAACATCAGTTGTAATGAAGAAAGCGTTCGTGTCAGTTAAATAATGATTAACTGCATAGCCTTCTGGTATTACACCGTTGCTTCTTACCGCGTTGATGTCATTGTCAGCAGTTCCTACTCTGTACTCACTCTCTAAGAGTCTAGTAGCAACAAACTGTAGATCAGTTGGGACAATTAGCTTTCTTGGTCTAGCCGCAATCTTAAGACCTCTCTCATCTGTCCACTTGCTGATTTGAATGACTGCATCTTCTAAAGATGTTTCGTTCAAGTCTGCACCTGTAACAGGTCTGTTAGAGTTCTTTCCGCCACTTACCAATGGGTGTCCATCACCACCAGTTACACCATCACCACTTGCAGTGAATAGGTTAACCCCATCACCAGACTGGAATGAATTTGTGAAACCGTTGTTTAATGGGAAAGCCGCTTTGACTTGCTTAGTGTAAGCCATTGCTCTTGCTAGAGCCTTGGTATACCTAGCTGAAAGACTTACATACAAGTTGTCTTCCATTGCTTCCTCAGTGATTGAGAAGCCCAAAGCGATTGTCTCGTGTGTGTAACGAGCCACAAAAGACTCTTGCGCTACATCATAAGATATTGCCGCGCCTTCATCTTTTACTGGAGCCGCACCAAACCCAGAAAGCTTCAACTCTTCTTCGAATGATCGCTCTGAGTTTTCGCTTACATAAATTTGCTCGTGCTCGTTCTCGTAGTTGTTGTACTCATCTCCAAACAAAGCGTTTAAGCCGGGTAGGAGTTGCTTTAATTCATTAGCTCTTGAAATAGCCGCCATAATATACTCCTATTAGCCGATGCCAGTTGTGTTAAGTAATTGATGCCCTACGTTGAACATCACCAATACGTCTGTGAAACTGTCACCAATAGCACTGTCTGGACCATCGACAAAGTCAATAATCTTTAGTGGTAAAGTGTTAGTAGTGTTTGCAGTGCTTCCGTCAACCGCATTCTTGCTTATGCCGAATACAGTCGATCCCGCAGTTTGCACTACTCCAACATTCTTTCCTAGATCGTCTTGAGTCAAAGACTCATCTGATTGCATTTTCATTACTAGGAATGGATCAGACGCTACGTATGCCACAATATCATCTGCCGCTGTTGAAGCGGGGTATTGTGGGCTTTGTGTAAATTGACCTGTAGTAGGATCAGTATATGAACAACCTAAAAATACTCCGATAGGTGTCATTGATGTAGTACCTGTGTCTTTCTGAATAGTAGTGTTTGGATTATCATCCGCCCACTTTACAAAGTCACCATAAAATATAGCAGTCCCGAAGTTATTCTTTATCTTATAGTGTGTAACTTTTGCATTGTAAGCACAGGAAACTAATGATCCGACAGGATTCGCTCCGCTAGGAGCCGCTGTTGAAGCCATAATATTTTCCTCAAAATAGAGTTACAAATCTATCAAGATTATGAATCTCTACCAAAGGTTGTTTTGGACTTTCTTTCAAAGACTTGTTTGGTAGCCATTCTGGAATCTTGATCCTTAAAGTATACGTTGTCTACAGAATCCATCTGAGTTCTAGCCATGCGTTGGAAATGTTGATCCCTAGCATCTGCTTTCTCTTTTGGCATCTTGCATAACAACTGTCCACCAATTTCAATATGTCCTTTCTCCGCCCATTCAGACTTATAGTCCATCATATGAATATGTAATTCTGGATGGTCCTCTGCCTTACAGGGTATCCAACCCTCTCTGAATTTT